TAATTCAATGCTCCTGTGCCTTGGAAGGACACAGAGGCTGTCACAGCATCATTCTGGTCTGCTGATAAATCATAACCAGTGATTAAAACCTCACCAGTAAATTTCTTTCCTGCTGAGTCACCTGTTGGGTACAACTCCACAGTCGCTGGGTCTGATCCAACAGCGGCCGCCAAAGTGTCTTGTGCTGAGTCGCCTGAGTTGAATAACAGGTCCATTGTTCCTGTGAATGATGTTTGTCCTGGTAGATATGTTTTTGCTTGGGTTCCCATGGTTGACACCTCTATGATGTCCCCCACCTGTGAAATACTGAAAGATCTCACAGAAGCGATAGTTGTAGCAGAGCCTGAAACATCAAACTTTACCGCACCATCTGTTCCTACTATAGTTGCCATAGGTTATTTCTCCTTGTTGGTTGGTTTGATTACTTCCGCTGTGGCTTCTGCTTCAAAAATAGTTGCCTCCGCGGGTTCTTCATTGATTGTAAGGACCTTTTTGGCCTTTGTTGGCTTGGGTTTCTCCACCTTCGCAGGTTTTGAAAAAGTCCACCCATCTTTCAAATATTGTCGCACCTTGCGGTTATCAACAATCTCTGAATTCCCTTGTGTGTCAAACATTTGAGCACTCATTATGCGTTCCCCCTCTTGTAATGGTAAGTGATCTCAGCCACAACAGTTACCTCACCAATTGGTGGCTGTCGCTCAATCACTTGTATGTTTGTTATCTGTGTGTTCACTATGTGTGTGCCTGTCTCAACTGGTGTTATGTTCAGGCCCCTCTCTGTCTCCAGTGATTCCTCTATGTTCCTGATGATGTCATTGCGTCTGGTGTCTATGCCCTCACCACGCACAAAGCATCTCATTGAAACTTCTATCACGCCCCTACGCTCACCCATTGATATGTCCTCCCTGGTCTCATTCAGGGGCACAACCAGTATGGCTGGGAACTGTGTTATGGCCAATTTCTCAAAGTCAAAGAAGTCCCTTGACACCTTGCCAACGCCAGGGTTGGTCATGTTGCCTAAAACTTTCTCTACTCTCTTTAGGATATCTTCTCTCGCTGACATTACCTAACCAGTCTGTTGAAATGGACTGGTTGCTTCTCAGCGTCTTGGATCACAGAGTCTTGATTGTAGTCATACTTGACACCCTGTCTCAGGCATAAGTTGAACTCCTCATCAAATCTCTCCTTGTAGTATGCCATCTTCTCCCTGTACACATCTGATTCAGGTGTGAAGGTTGATAGGCGTGGATATATGTAATATGCCAACACATGAAACACAGCGGCCCTCTGCCATTGTGAATCTACCAAAAGATCAAAGTTGATGTCTGCGTATGCGGCCCTGGTGATGTCATAGTCTCTGTACACCGCCCTTGGCCACCAGTCTATCTCAATCAAGCGATTGATGTCATCATATGTCTTCTGGTGTAGGTCTTTGAAAGTTGGAATCCCCAGTTCTAAGATGTCTGGTTCATATTCCTTCAGATTTGTGTCTGTAGCATATTGTGCCATGTTGTGGTCCTTCCTTGTGTAAAAACAACAGTCCTTCTGTTTGTTATGATATTATTTAGTGGATGTTGCTGTGGTTAATACGCACATAAAAAAAGGGCCAATGTTGCCACTGGCCCTTTGATATAACTGGAGAGGTTAATCCTTAATCAATATTAGTTGATTGTTGATTCACCTTTTAGTTTAACACCATAAGTGTTTTTTAGGATCGCGTTTCCTCTTGCTGTACTGCCAACAAATTCCACCGCTCTGGCAGAAACCTGTTCTTGGCTTTTCACAACAATTGGTCTTTTCACTATATGTCCAAAACACTGAGGTGAGAACACTGCTCCAACGCTGTCATCTGCTGAGTCATTAGCAACCGCTGTAGACATGAACACTTTAACATTGTAAAGTCTGCCCATGAATGCAGATTTTGATAAGATGTCATTTCCAACTGTTGACATAGCGTTAGCACCTGTTCCAACACCAGCACCTTGTAAAGTGTTAGCGATGTTGTAAGCAACTGATGGGTTGATAACTGCGTAGTAGTCACCATCCGCATCTGTTGGTGCGTTGTTGTTTCTTAGAGTGTACACTGCCTGTAATACTTTGGCAGGAGTCACTTCTGCTCCACCTGTTCCCACTACTGAAGTCAAAGAATCAAACAAGCCAAAAGCGTTGCTGTCAATCTTCTCACCAATTGCGGCACCTAACATCTGACCAATGTCAGCGGCAACATCTCTGTTTGACGCTTCTCTTAATAGGTCTGTTAAGTCTGCTCTGGCACCAATCTCAGCCGCTGTAATTGTCACAGATTCTGGAGTGATTGCTTGAGAGGCAGTTAGTGCTGTGCCTTCAGTTAAGTCTGCCGCAGATATTTCTGGGTAGACAGGGATTTGGGCTGTCAGGCCCGCTGTTCCTGTCATGTCAAAGACTTGGAACAGGTCACCAGCGATTGATCTCTCAGATGCTGTGAAAATTGCCTCTTGTAAGACATTTGTCAACAACGCTGATGCTGATGATGTTGTGTTATTGTATGTAGCCATGTTATATTTCTCCTTAGGTTCTACAAGTTGTTAGTTTAAATGATCTGTCTATTCTTCTTCAGGCGCTCATTCCTTAATTGCTTATAGATAGCCCTGTGTTCTGAATTGTTCAGATCCAATTTACTGATGTCAACTTGTCCACTACCTGTGGTTGAAGAAGTATTGCTTTGACTGCCTGCGCCTTTGGGTCCTGGCTGAGAGAAATGTGGATTCTTGTCCAACCACTCTTTGACCAATGTATCAACTGTGTAGGGATCACCAGTTTCAGTGTATTTCACACCACCTTCTTCCCCAACAACTTCTACTTCACCATTGTCGCTCAATCTCACATTCTTGGCAAGGAGTTCCTTGACCTGTTCTGGAGATATCGCCTTGTATCTGCTGGCGGCGTTGATTATGGCGCCATCCACCATTTGGCTTTGTAGTCTCTGCTTGAGTGTGTTGATCTCTGTGTCTTTCTTGGACACAGTTTCTTTCAGCACTTTCTCAAAGTTACCTTTCGCTCGCTCAGCCTCAAGTTGTTTCTCCTCTTCAGCCTTGAGCAATTGGTTATACTTCTCAACGTCCACATTTTCAAATTTCTTCAATGCCTGCTTCTCTGCCTTTGTTCTGACAGACGCCATGGCGTTGTTGAATTCTTCCGCTGTGTAGGTTTTTGAACTGGTTGATACAGTTTCCTGAGTGGTTTCTTGTTTAGAGTCTGTTGGTGCTTGGGCCTCAGTTGCTTTGGCTTCAGACTGCTGGTTTTTTGATTCTTCCATTTGAATGCTTCCTCCTATTGGGAATTGTTTGTTTATTTATACCCTATTTAAAGGATGATAAATGCTGTTAATATCTTACTGGTTTAGTATTTCTTTTTGTTATTGGGCTTCTTGGGCTTCTTGGGCTTCTTGTTAACCTTCTTTGAGGCCATCATTGCTCCCTTGCCTGTCCTTGATCTTACTGCTTTCATTTTGCATCTCCTTGTTCTCTGTGTTGTGTATGTACTTACGCTTGGGGTCCTCGCTGTAGAGTGACAGCAGTTCCAACTTCCTGGTGTGTGCCAGTCGCTTGACCTTTTCCAGGGCCTTCCTGGCCATGAACGCACTGTTCTTTGATTTCAATCTCTTGCAGTATTTCCACCAGTAGTAGTAGTCCTTGAGTGCGGCCTCAAGTGCCAGGTGTGCTGGCGTGTCAAACAGTTCTATGTGTGTGAGTGTGCCTTTGCCTTGCATTGTTTGTCCTCCTTTTCCTTCAATCGCATGTTGATCCTGCGTCGCTCAGTGATCTGTTTCCGCTTGAGGCGTTGTGGTTCATACACAGCGTCCAGCAATGATCTGGCGTATTCAGCCTGTTGTCTAATCTTCTCTTCCTGTGTCAATGGTCAAACTCCAGTGTGTCCTGTTCAAGTGTGGCGAACTTGGTGTTCCTGTCAAGGAACTTGTATTCCATATGGGTTGGTTTGAACACATCAGCCCAGGCTATGACCTTGTGTGGATCAAAAGGCTTACAACTGTAGATGTCAAGGTTCAACAATCCTGATTCATTCCAACTGTGCCACGCTATGTGTGATGTCTCAATGATTGTGGTACCTGACCAACCAATGTTGCCTGGCATGTCACACCACGCTGTCATTGGTCCTGCCAAAATCTTCATATCTATCAAATCCACCAATTCCTCCAATTTCACCTTTAGGTCAAAATCCCTGCCTGGTATGCGTTCACACTCCGCCCTGATCAAGAGATGCTTGTGATCCAATATCATGTCTGCTCCTCAAACAAGGTCTCTGTCAGGTCTTCCTGTGTGGCGGTTATCCTCCGCTCTGCGATGTCACAGTAGTTGGCATCAAGGTCAATGCCAGTGAATCTATAGCCCAGTTGTTTACACGCCATCCCTGTGCTACCTGATCCCGCGAATGGGTCCAAGATGTGGGCTCCTTTGGGAGCCACTAACTTGATAAGGTATTTCATTAATTCAACAGGTTTCACTGTTGGATGTGTGTTGAAAGACATTTTCTCTTTTTTTGTGACTTTTGGGCAATAGAAATATCTTTGGTAATTGGTTATCTCTCCCAACACATTTGAAGGGTATCTGCCCTGTTGGTTTGGTATGAAATCTTCTCCAACTTTGCCCTTTTGTGCTTTGAATCCAGTTTGTCCTGAGAACATTCCAATTTTATCACCTGCCTTGGCTGTGCTTCTCTCCAATGGTCCTTTGATGTTGTTCACATACACATTGTAATCTTTTTCATCCTCATATGGTATCCTGTTTTCATCAATGTTGAGTGCCCCAACCCCCCATCTTTCCATATTTGCCAATGTGCTGTCTTTGAAAGTTTTGCGGGCCATCACTATTGGTTCCTGTGCTGGTTTGAGTGCGGTTCTCCAACCTTGCCATTTGCTGTTGGATGCTTTACCTATGTCCTGGCCTTTGGGCATACCAGATGAATATATCCAAATCAGTTGATCCTTGATCTCAAAGCCAACCTGCTCTATGTTGGTTGCGAGATGATGGTAGGTCCTGGCCGCTGAAAAGGCCAAAAGGAATCCACCTGGCTTCAACACCCTTAGGCACTCCTGCCATATGTCAATGGCACCTGTGTTTGAGTCCCATTCCTTGCCCAGGAACTCTATGCCATATGGTGGATCTGTGATCACAGCGTCTATGCTGTTGTCCTCAAACTTTTTAAGTGCCTTGGCACTGTCTCCATTTATGATCATATCTTGAAGTTGGGTTTCCAGGCCTGTATTGACCAGTACGCTGGTGACAGTGTTTTCTGTCCCCTGACCTTTTTGAGCACAGCACCCATCCTGGCGTTGAAACTTCTACGCCTGGCTGGATCTTTCCTGCCTATGCTCATGCCCTTCTGTCCAAAATTGACCTTGTTGATGTTGCCAGTCTGTGTGTTCCGCACAAACACCTTGAACTTTTTCACATCGCCCCTCATGGGCTTGTTGAGTTTAACTGTTCTTCCTTGATATTTTGCCATTCTTGTTCATCACCTTTGTTAATGTTCGCTTGCCAAGATAGTTGGCGTACAGTTCCCTGGCCCTCATCCTGACCATGGCACCCTTGAACTCTGGTGTCTCACTTTGTCCGCTCAGCAGTATGATGTAGTCTGACATCAGTTCAAACTTCTCCTCTCGCTCAGTGAGGTCCATCCCGCCATCCTCTATCCAGCGATCAGCCATCATCTCAGCCTGTAGGTCTATCAATGGTGATGTCACTTGTCCAGTCCCCTTAACTTGTCGCTAAAGGTCTTGGCCAGTTCATCCATCACATCATCTGTGAGTGCTTTGACACCATCCTTCTTGCTGTTGATGTGTTGTTCAATGCTGGTCAGCCTGTCCTCAAGGATCTTTACCCTGTGGGCCAGTCCATTGTGTGCCAGTGTGAGTTCTTGTTGGTTCTTGACCACTTGGTTGTGCTTGGTTGTGAGATCATTGAGTTGTCGCTCAATGCCCGCCAGCCAATCATATGGATTCCAATCTATCTTGCTCATTGTGTGTGTACTTATAGATATGGCTCCACATCACTATGTAAATGTGGTCCTATTACTGATCTTGGTTGTTGCTGTCCAACAGTGCCTGCTTGGCCTGGTCAATGTCTGCCTGTGTGATCTCTGGGTGTAGTTCCAACATCTGTTGGTCAGTGATACCTGACATGATCATTTCCTGTATGTGCTGTGTCCTGTTGGCTGGTGTTGTCACTGGGTGTGGCATCTCTTCCAACTGTGCTATCTCATCCTCATCCATTATGATCTCAAGTATCTTCTTGTCAATGGCCTGTTTGACCCTGGGATCACTTGGTTGTGTCCTCGCGGCCTTCTCCAGTAGATCCATGTCCATTGACTTGTCCCTGATGTGGAATGTGTTGGGATATTTTATGTCGCCATCAAATGTCAGTCCCTGCCATTCAGCCCATAGCCTCCAGATCTGCTCCTCAGCCAGTTCCATCTGCTTGGCCTTCTCTGCCAGTTTAGAATT